ATGTACCAATCGACAGACGACGTGTACCAATCTCAGATGGCAACGATCAGAACGCGTAAAAAGGCCGATGGCAGCACTAGCTACCTCGTCCAGATCCGCATTAATCGCGACAAGGTGACAGTCTACCAAGAGAGCCAAACGTTCGCCCGCAAACAGGCTGCAGTGGCCTGGGCGAAGCGACGGGAAACTGAGTTGTCTGAGCCTGGTGCTATCGAGCGCGCCAACCGGGTAGGGCACACGGTCAAACAGATGATCGACCGTTACCTTGTAGAGGCAGAGAAAGCTCGGCCTCTGGGCGAGACCAAGCGACGCACTTTAAACGCCATCAAGAACAGCTACCTGGGTGAGATGGTCGACTCCGACATCAGCCAGCAGGTGCTGGTGGACTATGCCCTATGGCGTATGAGCCCCGCAGGCGGTGGCATCAAACCGCAGACAGCCGGCAATGATCTGGCTCACCTGGGTTCAGTGTTGTCGCTTGCCAGAGCGGCGTGGGAGTACGAGATCAACCCCCAAGCTATGCCCGACGCACGCCTTGTCCTGAAACGCCTCGGCTACAACATGAAGAGCCGGGAGCGGGATCGCCGGCCAACGCTTGAAGAACTCGACAAGGTGCTTGAGCATTTCTTCGAGATGCTTGCACGGCGTCCGACAGTCATTCACATGCCGAAGGTGGTTGCGTTTGCCATCTTTTCCACGCGCCGTATGGACGAGATCGCTCGCATCATGTGGGAGGATCTGGATGAGCACCGCCAGGCGGTGAAAGTGCGGGACATGAAGAATCCCGGACAGAAGATCGGTAACGATGTGTGGTGCCATCTGCCGGATGAGGCGTGGGCGATTGTGCAAAGCATGCCGCGTCAGTGCGCTGAGATCTTCCCTTACAACACCGACTCAATCGGCACGGCCTGGTCCAGAGCGTGCAAGATGGTTGGCGTGGAGGACCTGCATTTTCACGATCTGCGCCATGAAGGTGTGAGCCGGTTGTTCGAAATGGATTGGGATATCCCGAGGGTGTCGAGTGTTTCCGGTCATCGTGACTGGAACTCGCTGCGGCGTTACACCCATCTGAGGGGGCGTGGTGATCGATATATGGAGTGGAGTTGGTTAGAGCGGATTATCCAGGCCCCAGTCGCCCTAGGCGCCCGGGTTGAGTAGTTTGTTGGGGTACACGGAACGGCGGTGATTAGCCCTGCGCGTTGCAGCGCTTTGAGTCGATCCGGCTGGCAGGAGTGGCCGCTTTCGACCCAATGCTGCCCTTCGCGGTGGTCACATACCAGCCAATAGCTGCCAGTGGCGTCAGCGCCCTTGCAGCAAGATAGGGGCTCTCAGACACGCTAGTCAGGCTTGATTGCGTAAAGTCCTGCATGACCTCGGGGCGACCAACCACCCTCCTACCTAATTTGACCAAAGTTTTTTCAGAAAATTTGGTCAACGTAGCAACCCTGCCTTTACCTCAGGATTTTTGCCCGCTAGTCTGACTCATTATGTTGTGGCCATGAGCCATCTCCTGCGATAGGGAAATCGATCAAATGAGCAACTCTAACGGTTTTTTTGCTTATGCTTCGCAACCCTCAGACATAGGGCAAGTAATTGAGCGTGCTGTTGGTATTGTGTCTAATACCTGCTCAGAAGTTAAGGTTAAAACCTGGGCCGCTCTTGATATTGTCGGTCATTTTATTGGCAATGAGGTTTTGGCTGGAATTGACGAGGCTGATTTTCTATTGGCTGATATCACTGAGCTAAATTTCAATGTTACTTACGAAATCGGATATGCGATTGGTAAGGGGAAGCGGATTCTACTTGTAAGAAATAGAGCGCTTACCACACAGGGCGTTACTATCGCCAAGGTAGGTATATTCGACACCTTGGGGTATCGGGAATACCAAAACTCTACTGATCTCGCCGCCTTTATTGCTGGTGCCCCTACTGCAAAGGCGTTGGACGTGTCTGCTCCAATGAATTTGAAGGCCCCGGTTTATTATCTGGACTTACCAGTAAAGTCGGATTGGTCTACTCGGATTATCTCTAGAATCAAAAAGGCCGGATTTATCTTTAGGAATTTTGACCCTAATGAGATTCCAAGGCTTTCGGCTAATGATGCAATATCGCAAGTGGCGCAGTCCTATGGTGTGGTTGTTCCTCTGCTAGGCTCTACTTATCAAGGGTGGGAAATTCATAATCTCCGCGCAGCCTTCATAGCGGGTTTAGCCGAGGGCATGGGAAAAGTTATTCGTATCCTTCAGTGGGGTGATGATCCTGTCCCCCTGGATTACAGGGATTTCGTTAGCGTTAATTACCACCCTGATGATGTCAATGTTGTAGTAGAGGCGTTCGCTGTTGAAGTAACCCAGGCGTTTCAGCTGGTTGAGAATGTGAATTTCAAGCAGGAAAGGTCTTTTCTAAAGAGGCTTAATCTTGGTGCGACCTCTGCCGAGAATGAGATGCGTGATTTGGACCGCTACTATCTCGAGACGGATCAGTTCCTAAAGTCTTTAAGAGGTGAAGCCCATCTGGTAGTAGGTCGTAAAGGATCAGGGAAATCCGCTATTTTCATACAGATCAGGGATGCCGAACGCGAAAAAAGTCGAAATAAAAATATTGTTCTCGACTTAAAGCCGGATGGTTACAAGCTTGTTAAGTTCAAAGAAAGAATCTTGAAATTTCTTGCAGAGGGTACTTATCAGCACACTGTTACAGCCTTCTGGGAATATGTTCTTCTTCTTGAGATTTGTTATAAAATTCTGGAAAAGGATAAGGCTCGTCACATTCACGACCATAGGCTTTACGATGGCTATAGAGAGCTGGCAGAGCTTTATTATGCAGAAGGTTATGATTCAGAAGGGGATTTTTCCGAGCGCATGTCCGTTCTTATGGAGAAAATATACTCCGAGTATCAGTCGTTGTACGGCGATAAAGAGAATACCTCTTTGAGCGCTGCGCAAGTTACAGAGCTCCTATATAAGCATGATGTTAAGCAGCTTAAAAATAAGCTGGGTAAGTACCTGGAAAAAAAAGAAGTACTTTGGCTTTTGTTTGATAATATAGATAACGGTTGGCCTACTTCAGGTTTACAACACGAAGATTTGCTTATTATTCGAGCGCTTATTGAGGCAACCAGGAAGATTGAGAGGCAGTTTGGCTCTGACGAATTTTCTGTTCACTCAGTGGTGTTTCTGCGCAATGATGTCTATGAGCTATTGGTTCAAGAGACTTCTGATCGCGGGAAAGAAGCCAACGTTGTTTTGGACTGGACAGACCCTGATCTTCTTCGAGAAATGGTGCGCCTCCGCATTGTTTCAAATGGTTTGGATGAGGATGCAGATTTCAAGGCGGCGTGGCTTAGTGTCTTTGTCAGCCACTTTAAAGGGGAGGAAACATCTCAGTTTCTTATTGAGAGGTCGCTGATGCGCCCCAGATTTCTACTGAATTTGATTAATCAGTGCAAGGGGTTCGCTATTAACCTCAATCATGAAATTATTGATGCAACTGACATTGAGAAGGGAATTGCCGCTTATTCCTCTGACTTGCTTCGTGATATTGGATACGAGTTGCGTGACATTTCCGGCAATGCTGACGGAATTCTCTATGCATTTGTTGCGTCAAGTTCAGTGCTTTCCGAGGTCGATGTTTTAAGCAAGCTAAAGGAGTCTGGTCTTGATGAGTCGCAGGCCGCTAATGTTCTCGATCTTTTGCTGTGGTATGGGTTTCTTGGCATCAAGATGAACTCAGATGAGCCAAAGTTTATCTACGATTTCAGTTACAACAAGGCGCTTCTGGATGGCATTAAGCGTAGGGCGGGGCTTGTGAGCTTGGCTATTAATCAGGCTTTCTGGCCCGCACTTATGATTGATCAATAGTTAATTTTTCTACGCCAAATTAATCGTCCGCATTCAAAGAATGCGGGCTTGAAACAAAGCGCGCACTTGGTTTTTCTTGCTCGTTCAAGAAAAGGGGCAGATCTATTTACTGGACTGACTGTCCGCTTCTGGCCGATTTCTGCCCTTCACGAATGGCCGCTATGGGTCGAAAGCGGTCACTACCACATAATGGATTTGGGCATTTTCAGCCGTTCTGATCCAGCCGATTTAGGGGACGGGTCGATAGCCGCCATCGCAGGCGGCCATCGACGCAAGGTAGCTAAGCCGTATTCGACTGGGTGAAGAGTCGGATGCAGCCAGATGTTCCGTGCGGCCGGTTGACACTGATCAAGTGGGGGGAAATCTCCGTATCAGCGTGCCCGTCACCTCTTATTCAATTGCGCATATTCTTTTCGCGCAGCATCCCGCTGCTGGTCTAGGTAGAGAGCCAGATCAGCAATGTGTATGCCTCGGGCGCTCTTCTGGCTCGGTTCAAGCCGGGTGATCGGCAGCTTGATCTCTCCGGCCAGCACCTTGCGTTGGAATACAAGCGGCGTTAGGTGCGTGAAGTAGTCAGCGCATACCTGTTCGAGCGAGATAATCGCCGTGCCGTTGTACTGCGCCATCAAAACAAAGGCTGTGTTCACGCATGGGCCTCCTGTTCCAGCGAATTCGTCTCTGCATTGCTGGGCCGAGCGGATTGCCTACCCTCACTGAGCTGGGTTAGCACCTGCTTGCTGGCAAGGTTAAACAACTCGTCGGCGCTAACTGCTGCTATGGACTGCTCGAAGTTGCGCACGGCCTCAAACCGAGTTCGATACAGCCCGGCCTGGCCGAGCCATGCGGCTGCGTTGGGGTTCGCGGTCGGTGCGGGATGGTCGTGCTGGCTCATGCTGCCTCCTCCGCGCTTGTGGCACCGGCAGGGGTTTCGCGCAATTGGGTGTGAATCCGTTTAGCCAGGCTTCCCAGTTGGGTGGCTTGCAAGCTCACGCGTGATGCCTGCTGAGTTGCCTTCATTGCGGTTAACGTCCGCTCGCTGAGGCTCAGGGTTTCCAAGGCGCTGATGAGCAGCTCGTAATCCGCCCTGGTCACTGCCAGTCCGGTATACGACATGATCCTGGCTTCGAGCTCGCGGACGTTGCCTTTGAGATGGGCTACAGCCATGTGGTGCTTGCGCTGGCTCGCCTCGGCTTGACCTCGCGCTTCGTCCAGGTCCACCTGCAGGCTTTGTATCTGCAATTTCAGATCGGCCTGCAGACGCTGTTTCCCGATTTCCAGCCCCCTGTTGAAGGCCCGATGCCGAGCTTTGGCGAACAGGAAAGGCAAGATGGCCAGGGTGACCAGAAAGATGATGCCCAGGGCAAGAACTTGTTGATGCGGTTGCATGTGCTGTGCTCCAAAAGTAGCCCTCCGCCGTTGGTGTGAGAGTCGGCGGGGGCCATGAGCCCCTGATGGCCGGGGCCGCCTGGTCAAGCAGATTGGGTAGAGCGTTCGGCCTGCCGGTCGAGATAAGCGGCAAGGTTGTGCAGGTAGATCACGTGCTGGGCTTTCTTCGAGCTGTCGATCTTGCTTAGCTGAAGGTCAATACGGCCTTTGTTGATCAGCTCTTTGAACCGCCTGTCTGACCCGATGTGGGGGAAATATCGCTCTCTGACAGCAGTGAGCGTTGGGCAGGGGGTGGTCCACTCGCTGCGCAGCTGTTCCAGCGTACTCATGCGCATTTCCCCATACCGTCAGGGCTGGGCCGGAGCTTCGCGCGGACTGCTGCTGCGAGCTGCTCTTTAGTGGCTCCCGTCACTGCAGCGCAGACATCGCCCTGGTCGTCAGTCACCACGGCGCCAAGGGGAAGCTGTCGGTTTACGGTGGCGATTACGTAGGCTGTCTGACCCGTCTGCAGGACTTCTTCAACGCTGACTTGCGCCTCCATGAGAGCAAGCGCCTCTTCCGTTTGGGCTGCGGAGTCAGCCCGGCCATTCGCGATGTCCTGCACAAAATCTCTTAAGGACTGGCACTTGGTGAAGAGGGCGCGCGGGAGTTTCAGGCTGCTGCAAAGCGGCCCAAGGGTCACCTTGATGCTGTGATGCGTACTGTCATTTTCGATCTCGATCTGTGCATCGACCGTGGCTTCAGGACGCTGCAATTTGCAGGTCGCAGTGCCGCCGTTATCCAAGGTGCGTTGCAGCAGCATGATCTGACGAAGGGAGATCCTGAATTCGCTCATGCAGCACCCCCATTGGCAGGTACAGCATGGGCTTTACCTTCGAGCGTGACGACCAGCTGCAAGCCGGTGCTGCGCTGGAATGCCTGTATTTTTGCCACGCTGCTGCAGGCGGTTGGATGGATCAGAATTGCTACCGATCCGTTGTGCTGTGCTGGTTTCATTCTTCGTGTCCTTGATGTGAGAGAGGGGCACGAAGCTGAAATTAGCAAAAGCTAAATAAATGTTCAATAGCAGATGCTAAATTGCGCGAGCGCGGTTGCGCCCCGGCGGATGGCCGTTAGGACACAACCGAGAAGGGGTTAGAGCTTTTTCGCGTTCCAGGCCAGTAGGACACGAGCCTGGATATGCATCCGCTCGATCATCGACTCGTCGATGGTAATCGGCGGGTAGATAGGATTGTCGGAGATCATTCGGAGCTGGCCTCCAGTCAGACGCTGTAGGCGTTTGATGTAGAGATCGCCATCGAGGGTGAAGACATAAATTGCGTCTGTCTTCACCTCAGTGATCCCGCGATCCACAAGCAGGGCATCGCCGTCTGCGAATGTGCCAGACATGCTGTCGCCATCGCCAGTGATGATCGCCAGGTTGTCGATATTGGAAAAACTAAGGCCCTGCATCCTGAGCCAGTCTAGGTGAACCGTCATGTCGCGGATGACTTCAATGTGCATTTCCGGGGCTGCCTTGCCATGCCCCATCGAAGCCGCGACATCGAGATGCGGAATCACAACGTAGTTCTTGTCCTTTGCTGCCCTGGTGGGCAGGTGAACCACGTTAGTTGGGGCTGCGATGGAGGGTTCCTCCATTGGAGGAGATGTCAGCGTCCCTGCTGCAAGCCCGATCTTGAGCTCGAGATTAAGCGCAGCCTTTTCCCCCAGCTTGCGGTGGCCGTTGAGCAGTTGCGACAGGTACGACGCGTCTAGGTCGTGAGCCTCGGCGAATTCCTTCTGGCTCAGGTTACCCATGATCGTACGGAGGGAGGCGATGCGCCTTTCGTTAATGTCCATCTGCGGATGATTGCTTTCCGTTAGCAAACAGTAAATTACGAATTGCTATTGCCTTGCTAATTAGCAATTGCTAATCTGCTGAGCAGTGGAGGTGTCTATGACGCTTAGCGAATATTTGAAAACGATAGATAAGGAACGGGTCGACGCCCTCGCACGGCACTGCGGAACATCGGTCGGCCAACTGAAGCAAGTGGCTTATGGAAACCGCCGCGCAGGAGCGGGCTTGGCTGTCAATTTGGATCGAGAAACGGGAGGGGAGGTTACTTGTGAGTCGCTGCGACCGGACATTGACTGGGGATACTTAAGGCAAGGAAAGGGGTAAGAACGCTGAGCCAGGACTCTCACCTCCCGGCCCAGCTATGACAGTACAAAGCACCATCACTCTCGTCGGCCGGTGGGCTCTCTCACAAGTTCAGCCGGACGACTATTACCGCATGCCATGCCCGCACAGCACGCAAGGCACAGCACACAGGTCGTGGTCGTAGGATAGGTCTTACATGATCCTATGACTAGGCCGTAAACCGAGGATTTACGGTTATGAGCAGGATTGATCTTTTGCCGGGCGCAGGTCCGGTTCTCACATTGCGGCAAGCGCTCTACCGCGCGGGTCGTGATTATCACGGCGGTATCACCAGACTGGCTTTTGACATGGGGCTCGAAGTGGATGCCCTGCAGAAGAAGTTGCACCATGCCGATGACCGCCGCTGGCCAACCCCTGACGAACTGGAAGAGATCGTGCAGTGGACCGCTGATCCTCGCCTGCTCGATGCGCTGGTTCGTCCTGCCGGTGCGGTCTGGTATCACCCCAAGCCTGTGCCTGCTACCAACGATGCCTTGCAGGCGGTTGCGAAGCTTCTGGCCGAGTCCGGTCAGTTCGTGGGTAGCCTGGATGATGGTGTCTCGGACAACGTTTGGACCTTGGCGGAGGTGTTGAATCTGGAGCAGCGTGGCATGGAAGTTATCCGGCAAGTTCTTGCCATCATGGCGGGCGCGCGCGAAGCCATGGAGGACGCAAGCCATGGCTGATGCCGTCGATTTTGCCAATGACCGCGCTGAGTATTTCCTCCAGTTGTCGCTGCAGCGTCTTGCGCGGCTCCCGGTCAAGCCAAGCGCGCAAATCTGCGAAGACTGCGATGAACCCATCCCGCTGGCCCGTCAATTGTCAGTCTCCGGTTGCGAAACGTGCATCGATTGCCAAGAGTTGCGGGAGCGCCGGAGATGAGCGAACGCCCAACTCCTACTACAGCTGATTGGGCGCGGCGTTATATTGAAACCTTCGGTCTGGCTCTGGTTCCTATCGAACCGGGTGAAAAGGGACCGAAGGTGGCCGGATGGAACAAGCCTGGTGGCTACTTCACGGATGCCTCGAAAGCTGAAGCGTTTTGGACTGCGAGCCCGAACCACAACCTCGGAGTTGTGCTTGGGCCGAGTCGTGTCTGCTCGCTCGATGTTGATGATGTTGAACTGACTCGGCAGGTGCTGCAGCATACGCTTGGGCTCGATGTCGACGCACTCGCTGACGCGTACCCTACCTCCGTGGGCAACCCTGAACGGTTCCGCGTGATGTTCCGCGTCCCTGAAGGGGTGGAGCTGAGTCGCCACGCCTTGGTTTGGCCAAATAAAAACGACCCGGATGGCACTATCTACAAAGGGCTCATGGTGCAAGTGAAGGCTGCCATGGACGCGGGGGATGCAGGCCGCGAGGCCGCCTTCCGCATGGCGGCTGAGCCTTTCAAGAAAGTGACAGTCTTCGAGTTGCGGGGTGGCCTGGTGCAGGACGTATTGCCACCATCCATTCACCCGGGCACGCACAAGTCATACACATGGCGTACCCCTCCGACAGCTGATGGCTTGCCAGAGCTGCCTGACGACTTGTTGGCAATCTGGCAGGACTGGGATGAGTTCAAACCGAAGGGGGAGGCCGTTTGCCCGTGGAAATCGAAGGCGGCAACACCTGTGCCTGCAGCTCGTCCCATGGCCAAACCATCCACAGCGACAGCACGATCTGGTGACCGGCTCCCCGAGGTCATCCCTGAATTCAATCGTATCCATGACATCGCAACGATGATTGAGGCGCACGGTTACAAGCGCGTCGATGGGAAGTGGTTGAGCCCGCACAGCAGCTCAGGCCTACCCGGTGTGACAATCACGGAGGGCAAGCTCTACTCGCATCACACCTCGGACCCGCTGGCGAACGGACACAAGAATGATGCTTTCGATGTGTTCTGCATCCTAGAGCACGACGGCGACCAGAAGGCTGCGACTAGGGCGGCAGCTCGGATCCTGGGTATTGACGCGAAGTCCCGTCCGCCGGCACCGCCGCCATTGGGCAAACTTCCCCGTGCCCCATCGGTGGTGGAGCCGGCCGAGCTGCCTCCGGTCGTCGATAGCAATGTCGAACATCTTCCCCGCACCCCATCAGACGTCGAGGCCATCAGCCCGGCCGACTCCTCGGCCACCGGGGGGGCGGGGGGAGATGCCCTGGACATTGATGCTGCGATGCGCCGATTTGCCTTGGTCGAAGGTTCCACGAACGTATGGGACTTCGACAAGCGACGGTCGATGAAGCGGACAGGCTTCGAGGCCTTGGTCGGCAAGCCACTCTCGAAAGCGTGGATGGGGCGGACCGACAAGAAGCTCATCGCCTCCGAGCAGGTGCAAGAGCTTGAGCAGGCCCGGAAGATGTCCAGCAAGAAGGGTGGAGCGCTGAAGCTTGAACCGCTCGACCGGTACATCTACATCGACGGGACAAAAGAGGCCTGGGATCGTGAGAAGAAGCGTCGGTTGCCCGAGGGCAGCGTCAAGATGGCCTTGGGGGATGCCTATCAGCTCTGGCTGAACAGCCCGGAACGGCGGGTGGTGGACGTCGATCACATCGTATTCGACCCAACGATGACCAAGGACCCGGCGATCTACATCAACACTTTTGAGGGCTTGCCGCTTGGGCCGGTCCGTGACGATGCTGCGTGCGAGAACCTGCGGTGGCTGATCTCGTTCCTTTGCAACAATGACGCCGAAGCGTTGGATTGGCTGGTCAAGTGGCTGGCCTACCCGCTGCAGCATATGGGCGCAAAGATGGACACCGCGATTCTGTTTCACTCAACCATGGAGGGCTCGGGCAAAAGCCTGCTGTTCGCGGACATCATGGGCGAGCTGTACGGTCGTTACGGTGCCACGGTTGGCCAGGCACAGCTGGAGGGCAATTTCAACGCCTGGCAAAGCGGCAAGCTTTGGGCCGTGTTTGAAGAGGTGGTGAGCCGTGACCAGCGCTACAACCAGGTAGGCAAGATCAAGCACATGATCACCGGCAAGACGGTGCGCATGGAGTCCAAGTTCATCAACGGCTGGGAAGAATCCAACCACATGAACTCGGCGTTCTTGAGCAACGAGATCATGCCGTGGCCGATCAGTGAAGACGACCGCCGGATGCTAGTGATGTGGCCAATGGAGACTCTGCCCGCCGAAAGGCAGAAGGCTATCGCCCGAGAGTTGGCCAACGGAGGGGTGGCAGCCTTGTACGGGTGGCTGCTCGATGTCGACCTTGGGGATTTCAACCAGCGCACGCGTCCGCCAAAAACTGAAGCCCGCCAGAGGCTTGTTGAGCTGAGTCGCACGGCTTGGCAGACCTTCTTCTACCTCTGGCGAAACGGCGAGTTGGGGCACGGTCTATGGGGCTGCTGCCTGACTTCCGATGTGTACGCCATGTTCCTTGAGTGGTGCTCCCAGAACAAAGAGAACTCCATGAGCCACACGAAGTTCTCGCTGATGTTAAGCGCGAAGGTGGAGAAGACACGCCCTATCCCCTGGACTGATGGCAGTTCTCGCCGATTTGCGGCGTTCTTTGTGCCCAGCGAGGGAGATCCTTCCCTGCCCCCATCCATGAAGTCGGCCGAGCTGGGCAAGACCGTTGTCGAGTGGCGTGCCCGAGCAAAGCTGGCGGGCTGGAGCGTGGACAGTTGGGACCACATCAAGAGGCTTGCGGCATGACTCTGCCATTAAGTGTGTTGGGTGTGTTGGGTTTGTGTTGGGTTGGTTTCGGTAAGCCAACACACATTCAGGCCCCGGAATCTGTGGCTTTGGGGGTATGTGTGTTGGGTGTGTTGGGTTTGTGCGCACGCGCGCGCGCGCGATTTTTTTTAATCGCTGAAATCGAAGGGGGAAGAAATCTCTATGCGAACCCTGAAAAACCCAACACACCCAACACACTCAACACAGTTACTTCCAATCCATTGAGTTCATTGAGTTCTGAGTGTGTTGGGTTTGTGTTGGGTTTGCCAAATGCGTGTTGGGTACTGGCCGGGGAGGGCTGGCGATGACGAAGGACCAAAGATTGCGCCAACAGGGGCAGGTGGATCACGCGCTGCACCGGATCGATATGGCGGCACTTATCGACCAGTCCGAACGCCTGCGTCTGGTTGCCGAGCTGATGAAGCATTGGGGAGAGCGGCGTGGACAGCTTGGGCTGGATGCCGGCTTGGGCAGTCAAATGGGCAGTATTATGGAATGGAAGGGGGCTGCACCGCGCGGAGGCTCGTCAGGTTCGCGAATTTTGGTCGGCGGTGCAGGCCTTGATCACGCGGCAGCAGAGGTTGACGCGGCAGTGGTCCAGCTGGAGCAGCGTGATCCGCGCGGGGCTACGCTGGCCAAGCTGGCCCAACTGCGCTACCTGTACGGGGCCACGGTGCGCGAGCAGATGCGCGAGGTTGGGCTGGCTGAGGACGCCGACCGCACCTACCGAAACTGGGTCAAGGCCCTGCATCTGCAGGTGTTTGCCATCCTGGCAGCCCGCGCAGGTCGCGTCCGCCAGCAGACCGTTCGTCGGGTCACTATGCGACTTGCATGCAACATTGAAGCGACATAGCCACCACATGGCGACGAACCGAAAATAGGCTCTTTTCGGTTTTTCCGGTGGCATGTAAAAAGGCGCCACGATATCAAAAGTGCGCTTAGGCACTCTGAGAAGCCCCACCCCATTGGTGGGGCTTTCTATGGGCTCTGCTCATGTTTGAGCCTGAACTGGGAAATCTTTTCTCACGATGTCCTTGAGCCAGAATGCGAAAAGCACCATTCCAAAGAAGAAGTACGAAGTGGCATTCCAAATGTTCATCAACAGGACAAGGATGTCGCCTCGAGTCAGTGCGGTCTCGGCGACGCCGAAGCGATAGATTTCCAAGCAGTTCATAAACGTGACAAACGCCGACATCAGCACTGGGACGATTTTCGTAGAGTACTGCCATATCCGCTTCAGGAGCTTCTTCAAGTCAGCGCGTTGCTCGGGCTTGAGTGCTACACAGGCGACCAAGACTCCGAAGAGTCCTCCGATGGTGCCCAATGCGCTCAGCACAGTCATAAAGATATCCATCACATCACCTCACACAAATAATCGCTCAGCAGGATAGTGGAGTCTCGTATGACCAATGAGCAACAAACGTTAGCCGAACTGCCGATCTGGATGGTGATCTTGCTGTCCCTGGTCGGCGGTGTTTCGGGAGAGATGTGGCGGGCGGACAAGGCGGGCGCTCGCGGTTGGGGGCTCGTTCGCCGGCTGGCCCTGCGTTCCGGCGCGTGTGTCACCTGCGGCCTGTCGGCCAATATGCTGTTGTACGCACTCGGCGTTTCGGTGTGGGCGGCGGCAGCGGTTGGTTGCCTGGCTGCGATGGCCGGCGCCGACGTCGCGATCAGCCTCTACATGCGCTATGCCGCTAAGCGGCTGGGCGTCAGCGAGGTGCCCAGCCGCGGTGATGCGGGTACGGAGTAGGACTAACCCCCAGGGTAGTGGGATGCCTCGTCCAAATCCTTTGGCTTAGCCGTCAATCTCGTTGATAGATGGTGCGAATGTGGCTTTGAAGTATCCGCGCAGCCTTACTTGCTCGAGCACCGTATCCGTGTCGATGCCGGTGGGTAAACCACCGAAGTCTGGGTCAATGGTTCGGCTAGGTTTCAGTCCTTTCAAGAACGTCTGATCGTCAATTGACAGCGTGTGAATGTCCTTGCCCGCTTCAACGATCAGAAGTTTCTCAAGCGCCTGATCGCGATAGATTTCTAACTGCATTGCTAAGTCCTTTTTGATGAGAGTGTCGGGGTGACGCTTCTCAACCGGACTTGTTATCACGATTGACCTTTCTTTCACAGCTCGCCATGCCGGTGAGCTTTTCGTAAATGAGGTGTGCCCATGAGCAAGCAGGTTTTCTCTGTTTTTCTTCCCGATCGTCGTTCGCCTATTCGCGTCGAAGCTGAAAAATTCCGTTACTTCGGTCTTGAGCTGGCGCTGGAGAATGGCGATGAAGTGGTTGCGCGCTCTTCTGATCGCGGTTTCGTTGTTCGCGACGACGCGGTCATTGATTTCGACTCGGGGCTTGAAGCTGCCCCGCTCGCTGTTTCTGAGATCAAAAGCCATCCTGCGCCTGTGTGGCCGTTTTTGGCCGGTGCCGGTGCAGCATTGGCTGGCCTCTATGGGGTTGCGAGCTGGTTGGTGTGATGGAGTGCCCAGGCCATTGCTGGCTAGGGCCGGGGACCCTGGCGATCTGGCCGGGGTACGGGGCAGGAAACCCGCGCTTCTGCGTTAGCGGCTGGTTCACCAGCTTAGTGAACTACGGTGAACTGGTTAACCCCCCGTATTCATTGGGTGAACTGGATGTTTCAGCATGACGCACCTAAGCAAATCTGAGTTCGCCGCGCGCAATGGTTGGTCGAAATCTTACGTCTCGAAACTCGCCAAGCAGGATCGGTTGGTCCTTACAGATGAAGGTAAGGTCGATGTCGAAGCAACCGAGCTTTTACTGGCTGAATCGGCCGACCCCAGCAAGGCCGCCGTCGCCGCGCGGCACGAAGAGCATCGCGTC